ACGAAGCTCATGCCCATGTTTTCGACGTTGCTCAGGGTCATCTTTTCCAGGTTCGCCACCAGGTGCGGCGGCACGCGAAACAGGCCGCAGATCTGCGACTCGCTCAGGCGTCGGGATTCGATGAACTGCGTGTCCTGGGCATTGAGGCTGATCGGTTTCCAGTTCAAGCCCATCTCTAGGATCATCGGCTTATAGGCGTTGGCCACGCCCATGTGCTCGCCCTGGAACTGCGACTTCAACCGGCCGAAGGCTTCGTCGCTCAACGCCTGCTCGGTGGAGAGCACGCCGGAGGTCACCGCGCCGTTGGTGAACAACTTCGCCGCGTGCGCCTCCATCGCCTGACCCAAGCCCAGGGCTTGCCGGGCATAGGCAATCGGGTTCAGGCCGTTGAGACCGTCCAGGGTGAACAGCCGCACATGCCAAATTTCATCCTGGGTCAGGTAGCGGGTGCCGGTGGTGAAGTCGACCTTGTACTCGACCGTCCAGTCGTCCTTGAGCTTGGGCGTGACAATCGACGGGTTGAGCGGCAGCAGCTCGACCACGTTGCCCAGGGCCACGACCTTGTAGGCAAAAAAGTTTCCGCGCAGGCACAGGCAGGCCACCAGCAGCTCCCAAAACTCCTGGGCGGTCATGTAGTCATTCGGCGCGATGGTCAACAGCTCATGCAGCCGGTGATCGGTGGCCGGCAGCAAGTCGCGGCCGGCCTTCTTGAACAGCCGGCAGGGCAACATGCCCACCGACTCTGCCAGCACCCGCACGCAGTTGAACACCGCCGTCTGCTGCATGGCGCTGGTGGTGGTGACCAGTTGCCCGGCGGTGCTGTCGTAGCCGATCCCCAGGGCGCGCGCCAATTTTTCCGGCGTGTCGATGATCAGGGGATCGCTCTTGCGGCCCATCAGCTGGCCGAGTTTCTTTAATACTTTCATCAGAGCGTCCGTATCCCGTGTTTTTCGAGGTGGTCGGAAAGGCTGGTGTCCGCCTCGTCGGTTTCTTCTTTGGCCGAGATGCCGCAGGCCATGATCGCGGCGACGATCAAGTCGATACGGCCAATGGCTTTTTCCTTGGAAGGCTTGCGGTTGTTGGCATCGTCGGAGGTGGTCACCGCGTTGTTGGCGTTCCAGTTCATCACCGGATGCCCGGCGTGGACGATCTCGCCGTTGAGCAGCAGCTCCTCGAAGCGCTCCACCGCCGGCGACATGTCCTTGTAGCCCTGGCCGAACGGCACCATCGGCGGCAAGGTGATGCCGTCATCGGCAGCCATCGACTTCAAGTCCTCGATCCGCCAGCGGTCATAGGCGACCGCCACCACATCGAAGAACTGGCACAGCGTCGACAGGCGCTGCAGCACCATGCGTTTGCTGATCGCAGCGCCCGGCGTGGTGTACAGGAACCCGGCATCGCGCCACTGCTCATACGGCACGCGATCCTGCTCGCCCTTGCGCGCCAGGCCTTCATCCGGCAGCCAGGCGAACGGCACCAGCAGCCACGGTTCGCCCTCGGCCAGCGGCTCGACCAGGAACACCAGGCCGGTCAAATCCTGCGTGCTGGACAAGTCGAGGCCGGCATAAGCCCGGCGGCCGCGCAGAGACTCCCAATCGAAGTCGCGCTTGGCGCCCTTCCACACGTCAGCGCTGATCCACGGCGCCTCGGCACCGGTCCATTCGCAGAAGTTCAGGCGCCGCACCATGGCCTCTTTCGAGGGCATGCCGCGGGCCTCGGTGACCTGCTCGCGCAAGTACTTCAGGCCCGGCAGATCGGCGTCCTGCAGCGACGGGTTGGACTTGTACCAACAGCCCTCGTCGCGGATCGGGTCGTCGCCTTCGTCGAGCGAACAGATGAAGGCAAAGAATCCATCGTCCACCAGTTCGCCGGCGGCGACCCGTGAGCCGTATTCGTGATAACCCCAGCACGGCCCGAGCTTGTTCGAGCCGCTGTTGGTGATCATGAAAATCAGCGCTTGTTTGCGGCTCTTGGTACCGGCCCGCATCATTTCCACGACGTGGTTGGTCTTGTGCTCATGCACCTCGTCGATCAAGGCCATGTGCGGCCGCGGCCCGGACTGGCCATCGTCGGAACTGATCGGCCGGAAAAACGAGCCGTTCTTCAGGTAGGCCAGGTTCCAGATGTTCAGCCCGGTGCCGCTGGTGGTCAGGCGCTTGGACAGCTCCGGCGATTGCTGGACCATGGCCACGGCATCGCGAAACAGGATCATCGCCTGATCTTTTTTGGTCGCCGCGGCATACACCTCGGCACGTGCCTCACCATCGGCGAGCACGCCGGTGAGGCCGACACCGGCGGCCAGCGGCGACTTGCCAGAGCCCTTGCCAGTCTCGACATAGGCCACGCGAAAACGCCGATAGCCGTCGCTGCCTTTCCAGCCGAACAGGCTGCCGACGATGAATTTTTGCCAGGCCAGCAGCTCGAAGGGTTGCCCCTCGTACTCGCCGCCGTTGAGCTTGAGCACCTGGCGGTAGAAGCGGATCGCCTTGTTGGCCGCCTCCACGTCCCACACCAGGTCGCGCTTGGGGCCGTCTTTCAGATCCCGCAGGTGGCGGGCACAGGCGTTGCGAATATCGGGGCCGGCAATTCGCTCGCCCGAATCGACCTCCCGCGCATATTGGGTGGCCGGATCATCAGGCGAAGAAGTCCGCGAGCGCGTCTTTTTCGTGGTCATCAGGCGTGGCGTTCACTTTTGAGCGGGAGGACGGTGACATGCCGAACTCCAGCGCATACCGAACCATGTCCGCCTGGGCTTTATTGGCGGTACCGACCAAAGGGTTTTGGACGGCGTTACCGTTGGTGGTATTGACCATCAACGCACTGTTGAACGGATCTTTTTCAGCCATGCGCGCCAGGGCACGCTCGGCCTGGGCCCATCGCCCGTAGGACTGGCAATAGGCGGCGAGCACCGCGCGGTCCAGCTCGGTCATCAACCCGGCGCTGTACAGCTTGTCGACCACCCGGCCCCACTCGACCTTGCCGTCGTCGCAGAGAAACGCCGGCGGCGTCGGCTGCGACAGGGCCACCTGGGCCTCTTTTTTGTTCACCGCGCGCTTACCCGGGTTGCCCTTGACCAGCTTTAAGGCAGTGGGGGTTGGCTTGCGTCCTGAGCCCGCCATGCTTGCACCTCCGCAAATGTTCGGCCGTCACCTTCGAGTACACCGTTGAGGCCAGTGAAGTCTTGCCAGCGCTTGACGGTCACATCGGCAAAGCGAGGGTCAGCTCCACGGGCATAGGGCACAAGTTCGCAGAGTGCTCTGTGGGCGATTTTCAACTGGTTTTTCACGCGGTAGACCCCCGGTCCATTTTTCGCGGTTGTGCGTAAAGAGGGGAGCGATCGGTTTCCGCTCAGCGAGGGTCGGAGGTTTTTCACCCCCCCCCTCCCCTGTGGTGCGCGCCGATGCGAATCGGTCGCGTTTGGTCAGCTCTGGACGGGGTAGCCGTCGAGGCCAATGGTCTGCCGATGGCGATAGCCAAGGTCGGCCGCGGTCTTCTTCTCATGGCAGCCGTTGACCCCGTTGCAGAGCACCTGGCAGTTGTCCTCGGTGTCCTCGCCGCCCTTGAACAGCGGCACGCGGTGGTCCAGTTCGAAGCCGGACGGGAAGTCCACGACGCGGCCACACACGGCGCAGGTCGGGTCTTTGGTCCAGACACTCAGGCGCCGCCGCTGCAGGGCGCGGCCGGTGATCCGGGGACTGTTGTCATGGCGACGGTGCCGCTTGGGCGGCGCGCTCATAGGGAGAACAGCGTGCCAAGCAGCTTGCCGAGCATCCCACCCAGGACTGCTAAACCGGCCAAGGACAATAGGGTCAGCGGCACGACGTAGCGCAACGGCCAGCGCAGCGGACAGCTCGACCAGCGCCGCGGTGGCTCAACAGGCTCAGCAGGCTCGGCCAGTACCGCCGAGGGCTGCCTCAGGTGAGGCCTCACAAAGCGCAAGCTGCCACCCGAGTAGCGATCATGGATCAGCTTGACGCGCCCATCGCTGAGCAAGCCCTCGACCAGGCGAAACGCCTCAAGGGTTGCTGGCCCGTAACTATCGACCTCGCCATTCGGATTAAGGGTGCACAGCAAGGACGGCTTACGCGCCTCCGGCTTAGGCGGCTCCGACTCAGTAAGCAGCGGCACATCAAGCAGTTGAGCACCGCAACCTTCAGCGGTTACGAGCAGCTCCGCGCCGATCTTGTCCGCCACCTCCTGGTACGTCGCACGGCGCGTATTACGCGCATGGTCGGTAATGCCGCCAGTTTCAGAAACGACCAGCAGCAGTCGGGATTTATTCATGAGGCACTCCAGGTTGGATGCCGGCCTTTTTGGCCAGGATTTGGGTGTACAGGCCGCCTGCCACGTCGGCGCCGATCACGGCGATGACAATGCCAAGGCCCGCCGCCAGGTAAAGGTTGCTCCACACGGCTAGCGCGAGCAGCAGCGTGGCCATGCCGAGCAAGCCCGACGCCAGGAAGCGCAAAGCAACCCGCTGCAGGATCTGCCGCAGGCTCAGGTCGCTGCCGGAGGCGCGCAGCATCTCGCCAGATAGTCCGGCCATGCTCAGCAGGACCAGCATCCAGAAGGGCACATCTGCAAGCGTCTGGTGTTCTGTGTTCATCAGTGGTCCTTGTCTGGGCGGCGCCCTTTTTCCCTGGCGGGACTGAGAATAAAACCGGCGCCCAGCGCACTGACATCCGCTCGAAGCAAGGAGGCAGGCACGGGAACCGGAAACGAAAAAGGCCCACCGATATGGTGAGCCTTTGAAATAGATGTGAGGGTCTTTCCCTTCCTGTCCGTCAGCACTGCTCCAGGGTGATGGAGCAGGTTCACGCTGACTGCCGGTGTTAATCGCGCGCGCGCATTCACCGGCGAATCGGTGTCCGGACATCTCCGGGGGCCTGGCTGCGGCTCCCACATAAAAAAGCCCGGCTCAACTGGCCGGGCTTTGCTAACTCAATCATCGAGATCGAGTATGTCCTCTTCTACCTCCGGAAAGTACTCCTCGTACTCGTCCTCAATGGCTTCATGAACATCCTCTAAATCGCCTTTCATCTTGACGAGCTTCAGAATTCGATTAACGCCTAAGCGTTGCCAGGCGTCGATCTTGAGCGTTTGAATAAACGCCAGCTCATTGTCAGACGTCATGGTATCCACATCAACACAGCTCCATCCAAGCTGAGCCATGGAGTCGATAACATCAGCAACGAACGAAACCCTGAGCGTTTTTCGATTCGAAGCTCGCTTCAGCGAGTCCTTGGAGATCCGAAATCTTGAGACCTCTTTACCTTTCAACGCTGAGTATTTCGCGATATTTATGAGGAGAACTTTCGCTGTGTGCTGGGCGCTGATGAGATTGGTAGACATATTTTTTATCCGAACTGGGATTGGGGGGGGATGCTCTGCAAAGAGCCCAGGCAAAATACCCAGGCAGGAGCCATAGGTCAACCATAACAACCAACCCAGCCACCAAAATACGCCTTCTGCCACCAAATTTAGTTTCTACAAAAAGGAGGCTATAAAAATCGCAAAAAACCCGGCTCAAATATGGCCGGGCTTTCTCTGTAGTGTCGCGCTTGAAAAGCTGAACACGGTGCCATGAAAACAGTTGTTTATCCGGCAGGAAAGTACTTTTTACGCCGCGATGCGGATCTCCTCCACTGCACAGTCAATCCATGCAACACCGGCCTTGATCACCTCCCTGGCCGAGCGCTCGGAAATCCCGGCTGACTCCCCTACTCGCACCATCGTCCACTTGGCGCCGAAGTACAGCCAGATGAAATTACCCATTTGCTCGTCCCGCTGGGCCAACCTGGCCACCGCACGATCCACCACCAAGGCCACGTCGTCCGTGACGCAGTAACTCCTCACGCCGCCCTCAATAACGTTGTTGTCGCGGATCAGTGCGTACAGCGGTGACACGTAGCGCGGCACGCCCATCCCATCCATCCGCCACCAGCCCCATTGTTCCAGCAAGTATTCGGTGTCGCCCAATGGCTTGTCTGCGTAAGTTCGCTTCTTCATGCCGCCTTCCTCGGTTTTGGCTCATCCATGCCGAACAGCTCCCGCAGCAGCTTGTCAGCGATCTTGTTTTTTGCGTTGCCTTCAGTGATCCAAAGCCGGGCGAATCCCTCGAAACCCAGGTTGGCGCGTGACGCGTGCCAGTCGGCAACGATGTCCATGAACGCCGCCGATCCGATCCGGCCATTTGTCTTTTCCAGCAGCAGGCGGTTGCCCTGCTTCAGGAACTGGCACTCGACCTTGGTCAGGCTTTTGCGCGGCAGTGCTGCAGTTACGTTACTCATCGGGATTTCCCCCTGTACTGACTGGCGAAGGAGCGACCGATCTCGACTTCTTCGTTGGATGGCTCACGGTTTCCGGCGAAGTTGACGAAGCGGGCGTACTGGCCCTGCTGCTGGACGAGGCAGGAGCCGACCGGCGCGTGCCTACACTTGGGCATGATTAGCTCGGTAATTCCGTTCTGACCCGCCTCGTCTTCCATGTCTCTGTGAACGAGGATGATGCAGTGGGCGTCCGCCTCGATCTGGCCTGAGTCCCGCAGGTCAGAAGCGATCGGCTTCTTGCCTGGGCGCTTCGTCGAATCGCGGTTCAGTTGCGCCAGCAGGATCACCGGCACATCCAGTTCCTTGGCGATGTTCACTATGCCGGTCGAGATCTTGCCCAGTTCCGAGGTGCGGTTGAACGCCTTGCCATCGGAGCCGATCAGACCGATGTAATCAATTACCACCACGTCGAGGCCATGGGCACGTTGCACTTGGCGGGCAATGCTGCGGATACGCGCTACCGTCAGCCCCGACCGGTCGCAGACAAACAGGGGCACATCGAGAATCTTGTTCACCGCCGACGTCAGCCGGGGCCAGTCATCGTCCTGGAGCTGCCCATCGTCAAGTTTCCGCAGATCGATGCCGCCGATGGACGCGAGCGCGCGGTTGCCCAACTCCTCCTCCGGCATTTCCAACGAGAACACCATGCCGACACCCGCACCACTGCATGTGATGTGTTGAGCTATCTGCAGGCCGAGCGTTGTTTTGCCGCTTCCTGGCAAGCCCGCCACGATAGTGACGGTCTTCTTCCTTAAGCCGCGGATCAGCTTGTCCAGATCAACCAGCCCGGTAGACAGACCTGATTGCACCGTTCCATTGAACTTGGCGTCGATGACATCGATGTTGCGCGCCACCACCTCGTCCATACGCTTATAGTCCGGCTCACCGGTTTGCAGATCGCGCAGATCCGCCATCGCCTGCTGAGCGTTGGCAATGATCTCGGCGACCGGTCGATTCTCGGTGGCGAGCTCACGCACCGCGTCGGCTGCGTCCACCAGACGGCGGAGTACTGCGCGCTCGGTCACGATTCTGGCGTATGCCCGCCAGTTGGCAGTGCTGGGGGTGTTGCGCGCCAGCTCGCCGGCATAGGCCATGGTACGAGCGCCACTGGGTAGGTATTCTTCAAAGTCGTGCAGGGTAACCGGATCAACTGGGTTTCCTGCCGCGTGGCAACCGAGCATCACTTGGTACAGGGCCGCGTTTTCCGGATCGTGGAAATCCGCCACAGACACCTGGCTGGTGATGGCATCGAACAACCCTGAATCCATCAGCATGGAGCCCAACAGAGCATGTTCAGCCTCATCGCTGAACAGTTCGCGATACTCACTCATGCCGTGGCCCTCATCGAAGACCAGCTGAAGCCCACCGCATGGCCGCCGTTCTGGCGCAGACGATCGAGAGCCCGGTCACCGATGAACTGGCCCAAGGTGTTGGCCGGCAGGTTGGACACCACTACGGTCGGACGCACCAGTTGATACCTGCGATCAATAATCTCGTGCAGCAGGCCCAGTTCGTAATCGCTTCCCTTCTGCGCGCCAACCTCATCGATTACCAACAGATCGACACCTGCCAGTTCGGTGATTACGTCGCGCTCGGTGTAATCCGCGCCGCGCATCATCGCTCCCTTGGCAATGCGGATGATCTCTGCAGTGGAGACGATGACCGCCACCGCCCCGAGCTTCCGGATCACGTGCTGGACCATGCCAGTGGCCAGATGGGTTTTTCCGGTACCGACATTGCCTGACAAGATCAGCGAGCGACCGGCGCGATAGTTCTCTTCGAACTGATCGACGTATGCCTGGCAGATCGACAGAGCACGCACTTTTTCCGACTCTGCACAGGTGATGAAGCTGCTCAGCGTGCATCCAGCGAAGCGCGGCGTGATACCCGAGCCGATCAGCAATTCGTTCAGAGTCGCAGCCTTGCGGCGGGCCAAAGCCTGCGTGTGGGCCTCGCTGCGGGTGTCGGCGGTGTTCATCGCCTCCCACTGGCACCGGCGGCAGATGCGAACCACGTACGAGCCGTCGAACTGCTCGACCTCAGCGCCGTCAACCGTGCCGTGCACCGAGCACTGAGTCTCAAAGAACCGGACCTCTGGCGCCCGGCTGAAATTAGAAATTGGTTTGGCCATGCGGCGCCTCCGGATACATGTCGGGCGTGTGGGTCGGCAGGTTGGTGTAAGCGGTTTGTCCGGTACCAACCGGCTTGAGTACGTCAGTCCAGCGTTCACCGTTCAACCAGGTCGACGCCATAGGCACGTACTGGCCATCGTCCTTGGTCCAATCGCGGGAAAGGCGGTGGTGTCCCAGGGCGTTCATTAGGGTCAGGCGAAGTTCTGCGCTTGGCTTGAGCTTGTCCCAGGCCTTACGGGCATCCTTTTTCGACTTCTTGTTCGGGTACAACTTCCAGAACACCTCGAAGGCTTCAGCCGATTCCACTTCCGATGTGCACAAGGTTTTAGGTTCCTTGACTGGTTCAGAAGAGTGACTGGTTCTGGGGGCAGCTCCTGCCCCACCCCCTGGGTTATCTGTTGCCCCAGGTGGGTTATCTCCTGCCCCACCACCTAGGGCAGATGCCGCCCCACCATCAAGCGACAAGTGGAAAACGTTCGACTGATTTAATTCGCCCTTTCGGCGGTACTCTCGACGAAGAAATCCGGCCTTTTCTAGCTCCCGAATATGTAGCTTCACGGTGGAGCGTCCAATCTCGCACTGGTCGGCGATGTGCTGGTAGGAAGGCCAGCACTCTCCCTGGTCGCTGG